GCGGCTAAATCTACAGAAAATGAGGTCAAAAGATTGTGTAGAATACACCCTTGCAATCCTTGCGATTGTATGGTAACATACCGTACAATGGAGGAGGTTTCGCTTTATTTTTTCGCCTCGGATACGGTCTGGAAACTATCGATTTCGGGAATCAAAGCAAGGGAAGAACCATTCTCCCACCGCATATGAATAGAACCCGCATCGTCAATATGTGTAACCTCGCCGACTGTTCCGGGAAGAAGCGGATATGTTTCATTCCGCATAGAAATCAGCTGTAATTTTGTCCCTTCTGGATACTGCTTTCGGAGTTGCTCCAGATATGATTCACTCGGAAATTGCATCCGTATCACCAACCTTTCTGAATGCGGAATTGCCAGACAGATGCCGAAGAATGACCTTTCTTGCCGCCTTGAATTCTGCACCCACCAGTCCCAGACGAATCAGGAAACACCGCATGGTGTACTTGGGATTGTCGGAGGTGTCCGGTTTGCGGTTGATGCGGCTCTGGTTCTTGGCAAATTCGTAGAGCATGGAGATGAACGTACAGTAGGCATCTGCATCACCGTCTTGCTCTACTTTGAACCATGGAAATTCCACCTTTTCATCAGACAGAATGATGTCCAAACAGTCGGTTTGAAAAGCAGCATGAAAAAGGGCAGCCTTGTTTTCGCAGAGCTGCCGGAGATTACCGAGCGTATGCTCCGTGAAGAAATCGGCTGGCATCTGCACCGTCAAGCCCTTGGATTCCGGTTCTGTGGTGTCCGGAACAGCATAGCCCCGACTTGCCAGTTCAGCAAGAAGCCGTTCTGTTTCCTTACGGTCGGCTTGATCGCTGATTTCCAGATCACCGGACTTGGTAACGGTGTAGCATTCCCCGATTTTGTAGGCACAGGTGGGCATATACTGATATTCTGCCGTTGTTCCAATGATCATGGCTACCGCCCACGCCAGTTTCTTTCGTTCATTTCCAGCCAATCCAAATTTAATTATCATATGTTTTCCTCCCGATTTTCGGTGATTTGCCTTTCGGCAGTACATATGTTAACTCTTTTTTCCACAGATAGCAACTGTGAGATGTGTAGAATGTTTCGGCGGTCATTTGTAACAGATCACAAATCTGCCCAGACGATTCCGGCAAGCACAAAAACAGCTACATTCAGACAGATGCCATTCCCCCAAAGGCGGTACTCTGCTGCATCACGATATGGATCTTGCAGCCATTTCTGTACCATCTTTCGGCTTTTGGGACGGCTCTCCGGTTTTACCGCTTTTCGGTATTCTTCAAAAATAGCTGCCCATCGGTCGATTTCTTCTTCTGTGGGATTTTTCGATGCCAGGTCACTGCACCACTGATCCGCACATTCCTGCGGTGTCAGTCTGCGAACCGCATAACCGCTGGAAACGATACTGGGGTCTTTGTGGTCCCGTGCCAGCAGTGTAGGGGTCGTTTCCCGAAATGCGCTGCTGAAATTTCCCGTAGAAGCAGCATACACTGCATGATGGTCGGTAGCATTCAAAGTGAAAGCAACATCTTTATTGACACCGCTGCCCTGTGGTCCGTTTTGGTCAGACCGACCGATCATGGAGCCCTGCAAAGCATAACTTTCCAGAACAGCAATACCGCCTTGGTTTTTTGCTGGTGACTGGTCGCTGGTGTCCAAAGTGCGGGAAGTATCTGCCTCATAAATGCCGCTGTGTGGATTACCGGAAAGCATGGCATTGCTGGAAAAGGAACTGATACCATATGCTTTCGGCTGAAATACCGTCTGGTCATTGTTGCAGGACAGCGTAGCAGATTTGTTTTCCTGTATCAGACTGCCTTTTCCACCGCCGGATTTTCCGCAGCGAATCTTCAGCGTTTTCGGTGTATCCATCAGCAGCGGAACATTTCCGCCACCGGTTCCGCATCTGGAAGTCAGTGTCTGTACTTTTCCGTTCTCAGAGATCTCAAGCCGGCTGTCAGCAGGATGATTTTCCAGTACACAAGGCGGATGATGGGCTTCTGCCCGAAGGGTGGCAGTGCGTTCTTTCAGAATGTCTATGCGTTCTCCGCCCTGGTCACACAAGCACAAGCCTGCCGTTCCAAAGCTGTCCGCAGCACTTCCGGCAGTTCTTTGCCACGCACGGAGGCTCTCCGCAGAATACCCTGACAAGCCTTCGGACTCAAATAGTATTTTTCCGGCGCTTGTTCCGTCAAAATCTGCGACAAGAAAGATCCGTTTTCTTCGTTGGGGAAGATTCCCCCACGGGGTGGGGGAAATGTCAGCTTTAGCTGATAAAGGGGGACGGCACGGTTCGTGTACACCAGTATTGTGCATCAAGAACTCGCCATGCGAGGGAATAGGATTCTGCCAGAATCTCTCCGGCTTTTGTCCATTTTCCCGCAGGTCGAGGAATTGAAATGCTGCTGTCTTTGACCGAACAGATGGCTTCGAGGACACAGCGGAAATCTTCTCCACCGTTGGAGGAAAATGCTCCGGGGACGTTTTCCCAGACAATGTATCTTGGATATTTACCATTGCTTGCACACCTCATTTCTCGGATGATACGGATTGCTTCGTGAAACAGAGAAGAACGGCTGCCGTTCAGACCGGTTCGTTTTCCGGCGATGCTCATATCCTGGCATGGACTGCCAAAGGTGATGATGTCCACAGATGGCAGCTTTGCACCATGCAGTCCGCTGATATTGCCGAAGTGTTGTACCTGCGGCAGCCGTTTTTCTGTCACACGAATGGCAAACGGTTCAATTTCAGAAGACCAGACAGGCACAATGCCTGCCAGCAGTCCGGCAAGCGGAAAACCGCCGCTGCCATCAAAGAGGCTGCCAAGGGTGAGCGGTTTATTCATCAGGCTTTTCCACCTCTTTCACCAGTTCAGAGTATGCAATCTGCTTCCCGTCACGGATAACATACACACCATCGGCATTTCCCGTATCTTCCACATACCGACGAAGAATCACCGAGGCATATTTTTCATCCAGTTCCATGGTGTAACAGATGCGATTCATTTGTTCGCAAGCCATCAAAGTAGAACCACTGCCGCCAAAGGTGTCCATTACCACGCCATTTTCCTGTGTAGAATTGCCGATGGGATAGCCAAGCAAGTCCAGCGGCTTGGAGGTAGGATGATTGGCATTGCGTTTCGGCTTGTCAAAATGCCAGATGGTCGTTTGCTTGCGGTCGGAATACCAGTGATGTTTTCCATTCTGCATAAAGCCATACAGCACAGGTTCGTGTTGCCACTGATAATCCGAGCGTCCCAGCACAAGGCTGTCTTTTACCCAAATACAGCAGCCTGCAAGATGAAATCCGGCATCAATGAAAGCTTTTCTGAAATTCAGCCCTTCGGTGTCTGCATGGAACACATAGGCAGAACCGCCTTTTTCCAGATGCTCCGCCATTCGCTGAAAGGAGGACAGCAGGAATGTATAAAACTCTTCGTTCTTCATGCTATCATTCTGAATGGTAAGTCCGCTGGCACTCTTAAACGAAACTCCATATGGGGGATCGGTCAGAATGAGATTTGCCTTGGTGTCACCCATGAGAGCAGATACATCTTCCGCAGATGTGGCATCACCGCACATCAGCTTGTGTCTGCCAACTGTCCAAATATCGCCACGCTGTACAAAAGCTGCCTTTTCTAAGGCAGCGGACAGGTCAAAGTCATCCTCTTTTGCCTCGCCATCTGCATCTACACCCAATAGGTCTGTCAGTTCCTTTTCATCAAATCCGGTCATGGAAAGGTCGAATCCGAGCTCCTGCAGTTCCTGCATTTCTACAGACAGCAGTTCTTCGTCCCAGCCTGCATCCAATGCCATCCGGTTGTCAGCAAGAATATACGCTTTCTTCTGTGCTTCCGTCAGATGGTCGGCAAATACACATGGCACTTCTGAAATATTTTCTGCCTTTGCCGCTTCGATTCTGCCGTGACCAGCCAGCACATTGTATTCCCGGTCGATAATCACCGGATTTACAAAGCCAAACTCACGCAGAGAAGAGCGAAGCTTCAGGATCTGTTCCTTGTTGTGCGTTCTGGCGTTGTTGGCATAAGGCACTAACTTGTTGATGTCAACAAGCTGAAATTCTTTGGTTGTGGTCATGCTCCATTCCTCCGCTTCAAAACTTTCTGTAAACCTTTTCTGGCATCCAGCACTTTTCCGCTGACTGCCTGTCCCTTAATGGTTCTGTATTGCTGTTTGGTCATCTTCTGGCGATTGGCTTTCAGATCTCGCCAGAACTGAGTATCTGCTTTCATGTATTTCTCACTTTCTGCTGCTCAGAAGCTGTTCCATCAAATCATCCTGTGGTGTACCGTCAAATTTGGTCGTGCAGTTCTGTTTCACAATATCGAAAATCTCATACCAGAGCAAATTTGCCTGTTTCTGAAATGTCTGGCTCATCTGCACAAACGGGGAAGCAATAACGCCGCCCGTGGTCGGGTGCTTTCCCAGCAGTCCATAGGTACTGAGGGCTTCTTCACACTGTACAAATCGGGCGAATGCCTGCGAGTAACTTTCCAGCAGCCGTTTGTTGA